GCCTTATTTGTATGATGATAAAAACTATAGATTAAAATAAACTAAGGCTCTGGCACACTCAATACCAGAGCCTTAGCTATCTACATAAAGAGGACATTTATGCAACAACAAACTGTGCCGACAGGTTTCGGCGCAAGTGTTTCTACACCTGAACAATTATACACAAAATTCCTTGAAGATCGTGCATTTGATGAAACAGATATAGCCACGCTAAGCCTTAAGCTATTGAATAAAGATGAGACTAAAAAGCTCATTGGTCACACGTATGAGTACGCCATTCAAATTCCGTATTTTGATGTAGAAGGTAAAGAGACTGGCTTTCATCGTGTTCGGCTATTACAGCCAAAAAGCAAGATGAAATACAGCCAAGCTCGTGCTTCTGGATCTCATATCTACTTTCCCCTAAATACGAATTGGAAAAAGGTATTGGTCGATGTGGACATTCCTATCATTATTACTGAAGGTGAATTCAAATCGTGGGCTATTACTAAGCAACTTGTTTCTCAAAGTTTACCTTATGCTTGCCTTGGCTTGGCTGGCGTTACTTCTTGGACGGATAAACATGGACTACACTTACACAAAGATCTTATGCAAATCATGTGGAGAAAGAAGACTAGCTTTGAGTCTAAAAGTCGCAAAGTCTACATCGTCTTTGACTACGATGGCGCTAAGGAAGAAGGCGAGCCTAATGAACAGGTTGCATTGGCGGAAACAAAGCTTGCCATCACACTTCGAGGTCTGGGCGCGGAGGTGCATCTGTGCAGAGTGGGCAAGTTCGCTCCCACTAGCGGATCTAAGTACGCTATAGACGATCACCTAATGTCTGGTGGCAATGTTGGTGAGGTACTTACCACCACGTCTATAGTTATGAACGGAGTCGACACTCTTGATGTGAAGCTACATGAGTTCTCCACTAAATATGCATTGCATAATGGCGATGTGATACGTCTGGTTGATGGGCACATCATGAACTTTCAAAAAGCTAAAATCGATAGCGCGCAGCATCTCTTTATACAAACAAACATAGTGCCGAGCCGTAATGGTGGACCTCCTAAAGTCGTTGTTAAAGAAGTGCCTATGCTTGAAGAGTACAAAAAATGGCATAAGCGCTGCGATATTCGACAAGTTGGCGTTTATCCGCAATACCAAGGCTTACGCATTACACCAGATGGTTGCTATAACTACTTAAATTCTTGGTCTTATGAACCTACAGTTGGCGATCCCGCGCCTTATCTTGAGTTCTGTGCCTACTTTTTTAGAGATGAGCCTGATTTTGCTGAATATTGGCATAACTGGGTAGCTAACATCATTCAATTTCCCTATCGTAGAAACTACACCACTCCACAATTTGCGTCAGCCATTGAAGGTATTGGTAAATCAGCTGTTGCTGAATTTATTGCAGAGATGATGGGGCTTGGTGACGGAGCACCAGCAGCGATCGTCGGACCTGATGAGTTATTTGGCAACTTCAATGGCATGCTTAAGAATAAGATCTTTGTTGTTGTGAATGAGCCCTCATCTGATCGTGATGATCATAGCGCGAAACTAAAGAACTACATCACGTCAAACGAGATTGCTATCAACAACAAATACGGCGCGCAATACACGGTTACAAACTACTTAAACTTTGTCTTTACTACTAATAAGCCTTATGTTACTCATATGGGAAATACAGCAAGACGTGAAGCAATTTATAGTCCACACACACTAACAAATAAAGAGACTCACCCCAGAGTGTCAGCGCTTTTCTCATGGGCTAGGTCAAGCGGCTTTGGCATTATGTTGAATTGGTACTATGAACGTGATATTAGTGAGTTTGACCCACGTAAAGCAGCTCCTGAAACTAGCTCACGTAAGCAAGCAATTGAGCTTAGTAAGACTCCACTTGAATCTTTTGCTAATGAACTTAAAGACTGGACTCTTGCTAACGTTGACGGAGTAGCAGCGTTTACAGTAGCGCAGCTTAATATTTTATCAGAACAATGGGGCTACGGCAACAAAGTTATTCATCAATATTTGCATAAAGCAATGAGTGGAATTGGCAAAATAGAGCCTAGCAAGATGATCAAAATAGAGGGTAAAGCAGTTCGCCACACAGTTTTCGATGTAACCTTTTCTGACGTGAATGCAGCTGCTAAGAGCAATTACTCACGTATTGCCAAGGATACTGCTGACGCATTGGTAAGGGAGATCACACAAAATGCAGCATACTAGTGTAACCTGTAACTTTGCTGTAACCTCCGAGAGCCTTTTACTTATTACTTAGTTACATGGTTACAGTAGGTTACAGTTATTTAATAATATATATATAATATAAGATATATACACTACTCCTATATAGTTTTCGACTGCCACTGTAACTGTAACCCTGTAACCTTTACAATTCTTGCCAAATAAGTTTACAATCCATACATGACTACAAAGACTGAAACAAAGAACGGAAAGTTCTTAGGACGTCCAACAAGATACGACCCCGCATTCTGCGAGCAAGTCATTGCGCTTGGCGAACTTGGTAAATCACGTACACAAATTTCCGCAGAGCTTGACATTCACCCACGCTTGTTAGCGCATTGGGAAGAAGCTCACGAAGATTTTCGTCACGCGTTGGAGCTTTCACGTGTTAAATCGATGGCGCATTGGGAAATGCTAGCAGCTACACACATGATCGAGATCCCCGGCGGGCCCAAGGTGAACACTGGACTCTGGAGCCGAAGCATGGCTGCACGCTTTCCAGAGCATTACCGCGAGAACTCTAAAGTCGAAGTTGTTGGCAAGAACGACGGAGCCATTCAGGTCGATGTCATTCACGACTTGTCCAAGGATCTAATCACCGACTTGTTGGCCATACGTCAAGAAGATGCTGACTCCTGAGCAAGCTGAACGCTTTGCCGCCAAGCTGCGTGCTCACCCAGAAATCAACAACATGTCGCCAGAGTGGCGCCACGCATTCAAAGCAAGAGTCAAATGGTTGTCTATTGCCAATGATCATCAAATCCCTCCTAAAGGTGATTGGTGGGATATCTGGTTGCTCTTGGCAGGACGAGGCGCTGGCAAAACAAGAACGGCAAGCGAATGGACTTGGTGGGAAGCGTGGACTAACTCAAACACAAGATCGTTAGTCTCAGCGCCAACAGGCGGCGATATACGTGATGTGTGCTTTGAAGGAGACTCAGGTCTCATGAACGTGATACCGCATCAGATCATTGAAAGCTACAATAAGTCTCAGGTCGAAATCACGTTAATCAATGGCTCAACCATCAAAGGCATTGCTGCCTCGGAGCCTGAACGCTTTCGTGGCCCACAGTTCCATCGTGGTTGGTGTGATGAGCTGGCTGCTTGGATGTATCTTGACGAAGCGTGGGACATGCTCAACTTTGGTATGCGTTTAGGGCAACATCCACAGATCCTATGTACTACCACACCAAAGCCAAAGCCGTTGATCGTAGACCTTGTGGGTCGTGATGGAGACGACGTGGCTTACACGATAGCATCTACATACGACAACATACACAACTTAGCGCCTTCATTCAAGAAGCAGATCATGCAATACGAGGGTACGAAGTTGGGGCGCCAAGAGATTTACGCCGAGATCATTGACCCAGAAGAGTCAGGCATTGTGAAGCGTGATTGGTTCAAAATCTGGCCAAACAATAGACCACTACCACAGTTTGAGTATGTGGTGCAGAGCTATGATTGTGCCACGTCCGATAAGACTCATAACGATCCGACAGCATGTGTGGTGCTTGGCATCTTCAAGCCTGGGCCTGATAAGCCAATGAGTGCCATGATCATTGACTGTTGGGACGAGCACATGCAATACCCAGAGCTTAGACCTCGTGTTGTGGATGAAGCAAGCAGCATCTATGGCGACTCAAATGAGTGGGGCAATGGTAAGAAGGTTGACATCATCTTAATCGAGGATAAGAGCGCCGGCATCTCACTCATTCAAGACTTACAACGTGCAGGCCTGCCGGTTCGTGCCTACAACCCGGGCAATGCTGACAAGATGCAGCGTCTTAATATCGTGTCGCCTTTGATCAGCCGTGGGTTGATCTACATTCCCGAGTCATCCAAGACTCCGGGCACGTTTCGTGATTGGGCCGAACCACTTATCAATCAGTTATGCAGCTTCCCCGAGGTAAGACACGATGACTTGGTTGACGCAACAACACAAGCTTTGCGTTTATTGCGCGATCAGGGGTTTCTTACTCTGGATTATGTGTATAATGACTCTAGTATTTATGTGGATGAGACTCAGCCTAAGCGAGTTAATCCATACGCAGTATAGTTAAGGAACCTTTTTAGGAGAATTCATGCGTCCCACCACGTTAACATTAACAAACACTAGCACGTCAGT